AGGGCTTGGTTGTATTCTTTTTTGTGTTTGTTGTCTAGCGTTGCGTGTATGGTGTTGTATGTGATTGGGGGTAGGTCTGGGAGGACGTCTTCTTTTTCTCTGCGGATGTAGCAGGTTTTGCGGAGGTTTTTGTGGAGTTCTTTGAGGTTGCTGGCTCCGTGTGTTTGCCAGTGTCCCCATTTGTCTTTGTATGCGGCGCAGTATCGTTTGTAGAAGTTCCATAGTCCGCCTAGTTTGTCTATTTGTCCGATGATTTCTAGTTGGGCGGCGTATTCGTCTGGTCGGTTTGTTATTGGGGTTCCTGTGAGTAGTAGGATGTTGCCGTTGTCTGGGATGCTTTTGCTGATGTTTTTTGCGGCTTTGGTTCGTTGTGCGGTTCTGTTTTTGCAGTAGTGTGATTCGTCTAGGATGAGGGTTTTGTAGTTGTTGTTTTTGAGTGCGCTTTTGTGGTGGTTGAGGTTGCTGTATCCGATTATTGTGTAGTCGGTTTCGTTTGGTGGGGTTTCTTTTCTGCCTTGTATGTTGTTGGCGGTTCTGTTGGGTAGTGCTTCGTTTATTTTGTTGTGCCAGTCTTGGATGAGGCTTGGTGGGCATACGATGAGTGCTGGGTATTGGTTTGTGTGTTCTGTGACGGCTAGGGCTTGTAGGCTTTTGCCGAGTCCCATTTCGTCGGCGATGAAGCACCGTTTCTTTTCTGTGGCGTATGCTACGCCTGCTCGTTGGTATGGGTATAAGTTTAGTTGTAGTGCTGGTATGTTTATGTCGGCGTCTACGGCTTTGCTTAGGTTGATTGCTGTGGTTTCTTTTTCGGCTTCTATGTCGGCGTGGTGTTGTACGTCTTCTGGTACGTTTATTTCAAATTTGTTTGCCCATTCTATGATGTCACCTAGGCTGGTTGTGGGCGCTGTCCATTTGTTTGTGTTGGTGTTCCATTTGACTCCGGTGATGCTTTTGAGTTGGTCTACTTTGAATGTGTCATAGGGGAGTGTTATGATAAGGGTATCGTTGCGTAGTTTTATTGAGGTTACTCCGATTGGGTGGTCTGGTAGTTGTAGCCTGATTAGGTCTGAGCTGATGTCAATTCCCCACGCTTGTGCGAAGGGTATCAGCTTTTCTGCTTCTGTTACTGGTATGCGCCATACTTTGTTGATTTTGTCCCATCGTGCTGTTTTGAAGTTGTCTTTCAGTGATTGGATTTCGTCTTTATCATATGGTGTATCTAGTATTATGTGTTGGTTGTCTAAGTATACTTTCTTCATGCTAGCAATTCTACTTTTCCTTTGGGTGGTCGTATTTCTGCGTTTTGTGCAGCGTGAATTGTTTGCATGTGACTATCTATTAGTGAGTTCATATCTTGATGTTCTGTGTACCCTCCGGCTAGTGCGAATACGCATGGCGTTGTGGTGCTTACGCATTTGTTGAACACTAGTTCGTCTCGGTGTGCGAGTGTGTTGTGGGATATTTCTGGGTAGGCGTCTACTCCGGCATTGTACAATATGAGGTCTGTTTCGTCCCAGTTTATTATGAACTCTAAGAGCATGTTGACATCTTGTATGTATTCTTCGTCTGTGTCTGCCATTAGTATGAGGTGATTGTCGTCTTGTTCGTATCTGTCGTACATGTTTGTTGATATGTCGTATTGATAGACTCTGTTGTCTATTCCTAGTGTTCTTAGTATTTCTACTGTTCCTCCACCGCAGTGTGCGTCAAAGTCTAGTATGGCTATGCGTAGGCTGTCAAATGCGTTTGCGGCTACGGCTAGTCCGTTTACTGTGCAGAATCCTGCTCCGCCTTTTGTGTGTGCGTGATGCAGTCCTGATGAGAGGCTTCCAGATATAATGCTAGGTAAAGTTAACTTATCTATTCCTCTGTATGCGGTTTCGCATGCTGCGAGTATTCCTGCTGTGGAGTTTACAGCCATTGACCATATTCCACTGTCCCATTTGAAGTTGTTGCTTTCTGCGAGATAGTTGGGTGTTCCTGATTGTAGGCTTTCAATGTATTCAATGTCGTGAACTAAACTTATTTCTTCTATAGCGTGAGCTACGCCTAATGATGGATCTGTAAGTTTATCTAAGCCTATTTGTTCTGCGATTAGTTTGCTTTTTCGTGTTGTTTCAAAAGCATACGTAGGTGCTACGTATTGATCGTTGTAAAATATATGCATTATGTCTCCTTGTGTTTTGTTTTAAATAAGCTAACCCCCGATGTTTAGTCGGGGGCTAGCCGTAATCGTAAGATACCCAATCATTGTGGTGCTAACTGTGTACCGACGACGATATAACTATTTTAGTAGATTTTGACTTTTATGTCAAGCCCAGACTTCATCTCCTTCATCAAAATCGTCAGAAATGTTGTTGTTTTCTTCATTTTTTGATTCTTCTGTAGACTCGTAAGTTAGGAACTCTACGACTTCAAACGGCCATGATGTTCCTCGTTTACATAGTGCTGGCCATTGTCGTGCTTCTCGTTGCCCCCTGTAGTGCCTGAACTCTATTAGCTCAGGGTCTTCTGGTGAGGGAGCTAATGCTAGACCGAACTCTGACCACCTTGACCATACTGCTGACCCGAATGGACGTAGATCTCTTTGCCCTCCTGAGCCTAGTGGTGCGTGATGTTCTAACCATAGCGCACAGTTGTATTTCATCTTTATGTAGTCAAAGAACTTGGCTATTTCAATGGATACCGATTCTGCTGATCTATTTCCTGTTTCTAAGAATGACTTGTACAGTGGGCCAAAGAATAGTATATCTGGCCGTATCGTTGCTACATATTCTTCTAACCATTCTTTACCGTTATCTTTTAGCATGTCTATTCCGTCAGGCTTTGATAGCAAGTGGCTGTTCTTGTCTAAATTATGATGCTTGTCATAGTACTTTATCTTTTGATATATTTTATCACCGTGTCTTCTGATTATCTTAGGTGGGTTTTCTAGGTCCACTGTAAGTGTCTTGATGGGCTTCATAGCTGTCCTTTTGAACGGATGTATGCCTGCGGAGCTCATTAGCGCTACTTGCCTCATTAGCGTAGTTTTACCTGCACCTTCTGCGGCTACGACTATGACTCTTTCTCCTCGTTCTAACAGATCTGGTATAAGCCAATCGTATGATAGGTCCATGTCTGACTCAAGGAATTCTTTCCAGTTTACTAGCATGCCTTCATCTAGTTCGCTATCACTCATTTCTTTGAAACTTGACATGATAGAATCTACGCCTGCTTCAGAAACTGACATTGTACTTTCTAATGCTTTGTCAACATCTAAAGGAAGTAGATCATTAGGTATCTCTCCTCCTGCTTGCAGTAGATCGCTTATGTCATTGTGATCTTTTGGCATGAATGCTCGCACTGAATTAGCTACATCTTGTAGCACGTTGTAAACATGTCTTGCGTGCCTATATCCTGATTCGTCATTGTCGCATACAATAATAACGTTTGCGTCTTTCAATGATTGTGTGTGTTCTTCAGTCCATTTGTTTTGACCTTCCCCGCCTGCCCCACCGGGGTTTGTTGTAGCAACTTTACCTATTGCTTCTAAAGAGTGAACATCTTTCTCCCCCTCTACAACGTAAACGGGTTTTGATTCTTGGATAGCATTTAATACTTTTGGCAATCTGTATAGTGGCTTTGCCATTCCTGACGTAGACCAGTCCCATCCGCCTTGACCGTTAGGCTTGCGTTGCCGAAATGTTTTCTTGCCATCTTCGTCAACGTATCGTAACACTTCCATTACGAGTACGCCTTCTGTATCTAAGTATTTGTATGTCTCTTGGGGTTTACCTAAACTTTTACTTTTCTTTACCTTCTTTGAAGATGCTGGGAAAAGATCCTTTGTTGTTAGCCCTATTGACTCGCAGATCTCATTTGCATCGCATCCTCCGCCTCTTTGACAGTACAGTAGCACTTGACCCTGCTTGCCAACAGATACACGAAGTGATGGGTTTTCATCATCGGCTCTACATGGGCATCTTGCATCCCACTGTGTTTTTCCTGACTGTTTGTGATCTAGTCTAGACAGTACGTTATCAATTGGCTCCATTTTATTTACCTTCAAATCCATAATTACTTAGTATATGCTCTTCTCTAACTTTTACATACATTGATATAAAAGTATCTCTATCTCCATTCGTGTGGAGCGAGGTAGCGTTTGCCCCTCCTAATCGTCTAATTGTTTCCCCTAGTACGGGATGGGGCTTTTGGTAGTTGTACATGCCTCCATATATTTTTTGACTTATTGATTGTAGTATTGCCCAAGCTTCTTCGGGCTCAGGGGGAAGTTCTTCCCCAGTGACCTTTGATAGTGTTGCCACTCGCAGTTCGGCAGGTCTTGGCGCCCATTTTCTGCCCATACTCATTTCTTGTATCGTTGCCAACACGTCTAATTTGTTTAGATCTTTTAGGTATGGCCAAAAGTTTTTTACCATAAGCGTCAGTTCATTTGCGCTTAAGTTCTTGTTCCAGCTAACGGCAAAAAATTCTACCACTTCTTGCAGTTCAGTTTTTTCCATTTAGTGCTCTCCTTTTAATATTTGAGTAGGGCCCCCTAAGGGGCCCAGCTCGCTTCTACCGTTCTTCTATTTCTAGAAGTCGTCAAAAGGATCTTTAGCAGGAGCACCGCCAGCCATTGCTGGTTGACGTGACTGTCCTGAGTAATCCCCACCTCTTTGGCGACGTTGAATTCCGTCAATGCCAAAGCAGTTTACTGCTACCGAGTCGGCAACAAGTACAACCTTACTGCGGTTCTTACCAGTTTCTTTATCTTGCCACGTTTGCTGCTCCAGACGCCCAGTGACGATGACAGGCAATCCTTTTTCAAGAATTGCAGCAGCGTTCTCTGCGGTCTTTCTCCATGCTACAACATCAAAGAATGATGTTTTAGTTTCGCTGTTGTCATCTTTCTTCCACCCATACTCAGATGCTAGTGAAAAGTTGACTCTAGCTACCCCGTTGTCCGTGAAGTTTAGTTCCGGATCAGCGGTGACATTTCCTTTTATTACAGTATCTGCATTACTCATTTTAGTACCTCCGATAATTTTAATCATTTTACAGATATAGATAGCTTACATCATAACCTAAAGCTTGTCAAGTCTAGGACACTTGACTCATGGAAACTGTTGTAATATTATATAGTTATGAGTGAAAATAACTTACCAGAAGAAAGATTAGCTTTATACGAAAAGCTTGTAAAGACCCTTATAGAAATTGGCGAGTTTGACATAGATGATACAGATGCCATTGATGACATGCATGGCTTTGCTTCAATTATAATGGAACGCTTAGATATTAACGCTGTTGAAATCAAAGATGGTAGGGTTTTATTTAGCGCCGCTGTTTAGGGGCCGACCATTTTCAAAGAAGTGCTTTCTGCACACGACTATGTATTCAATTAGTTTGTCGTTATCAACTATGGTGTCTTGTCCTGAAAAACTTCTTTTACCGTTGACGTAAAGCGCATTGTGCGTAGCGGGCTCTCCACACCAGCATCTAACGTGATTTTTTATTTGATGGCTTTTGTCAGCTAACTCTAACAACCTTTTTGAAGATGGGAATAGCTCGCCTTTGTATGATGTTAACAAACCAAAAGCATGTACTTCAATATCTCTTGTGTCTGCGAGCCAAACCAGAGACTCTATTTGCTCAACAGTAAAAAACTGTGTTTCGTCAGCAAGTATAAACTTTATCTCAGATGATTTATCATTTTCGTAGGCTTCAACCACATCACATATTACATCCTGATCGCATATTGTTGTGGCTAGTTCAGACACTCCAGTTCTAGAAGTGCATATGTTGTCACCACATCTATCGTGTTTATTTATCAACATTACTTGACTTGGAAACGCTGCATTTAGATTAAAGTGTGTTTGAAGAAGCAGCGTGGTCTTTCCAGACGACATCGTACCATGTTTGAAAATAATTTTACCCATGTACTTTATACTATATTATTCTGACTGTGCCGAGTTCCATATTGGGGATCTATCTGGCCGATATGTAGGATTTACCGTTGCTGGCTTGGCTACAAAGCCACTTATCGCTGGAGCCGAGAAGATTTTTTTAACTTTCATCACTTCATCAGTTTCAGGATGAGCTAGTTCTGTAAGTGTATCGTCAGACATGGACTGATACACTTCAATAGTTTCTTCTGTATCTACAAATTGATATGTGTAACGTGGCATATAACTATTCTACCATACGTTTAGAAAAAAATCAAATTTTATTCAGATGCTTCTTCTGAAGCTGGCTCTTCTTTAGGCTCTGCCTTTTTTGTGGATGCGGCTTTTTTCTTAGCTGGAGCTTTCTTTTTCTCTTCACTAGCTTTCACCATCTCTTCTAGGGCTTCAGATACGTTTTTATTTTCTGCTTCTTCAGCAGCTTGTACAGCTTGTGCTAGCTCCGCATCTTCGTCTGCTTCAGGCTGAGGTTGAGCGAACTCTACCTCATCAGGGTTAGGGAAGTCTAGTTTCTTCTTTAGCTTTAATTCTACCTGAATTGCATCTGCGCAACATTGCTGTATTGATGGCCAAGCACAATTTGGTGTTATGGTTGACGCTATTACGCCACCCGCTTCTTCCCATTGATTAGCGTTAACTACAGATGAAAGAGCTACAGATGATTGTGGCGGTGGAAACGTGCTAAACTCTAAAGGAACTTCAAGTTTTTTAGCCAGATCTTTTACGGCTTTAGCTACAACTTTTACTTGCTTTTCAGTTAGCACATGACCAGCTAAACAACCGAGCATTATCCAGTAGGAAGTCGTTGTAAAAGCTGGCTTAAATGCAGTGTGTTCTGGAACAGTTAATGCAGCGAACTCAAACGGAATGTGCTGATAAAGTTGACCTGTGTTTATATCTAGGGTTACATGTGGGCACATTCTTTTAAGCTCATATTCATTTAACGCTGCTTGAGCGTCATACGCATTCGCTGTGCCAAGTACCAATAGTGGTGCGCCTTCAGCTATTCGTGGTTGTAAGTGTTCTATCTGTAGCCAATTTGGTTTAACTACTGTCGTATTGTCGTTTGATTTAGCCATGTACTTATTGTACCTTACTTTGCAAGGCTTGGCAAGTAGGTACAATAAAGGTAGGTGTTAACTGTGTATCGGGGGCGAAATTGGCTAAGTTTTTTAAAAGAGCCGCAAAAGCATGTATAGTTTGGGTATTTCTTATTGCGCTACTAGCGCCTGCCACCGCATACGCAGCAACGTATCAAGTTAATAATCTTTCAGACTGGTACTTTTATTTAGACTCAAATCAAGAAGTAACTATATTCGGAAACTCGGATGAAGCTTGTAGCTCAATTGATTGGGAGACAACAGGTACTGATCCGTACTTATTTTTGTATGAATATAACAACAACGGGCAAGATACTTATATAACTGAAGACGATGATGCAGGACACGACGACGACACACAGTGCGTAAGTTCAAAAATCACTACAACCTTAGATGCAGGGGTATATAGGCTACGTGCTGGATACTGGGATGAGAACTCTGGGTCTACCGTAAATGGAACAACAGGCAACCCTGAATACACTCAAGATTGGGGAGATCTATCCTATACTCTTGTAACTGATTTGACGCTTGCACAAACTGTAGGAATTGGCCCTCCAATGAACTTAACCATAACTGATAATGGAGACTCCATTACTTTAGACTGGGACCCGCCTAACACTGGAATTATTCCTGTAGAACGTTACGCAATTTCTTGGCGTATTCCACCTAATGCTGGATGGGGCATATCAACTGGTAACGTGGGGGATGCGAATGCTTTGAACACTGAGATTACAATACCATATTCTTCTTTTGATTCAACTGGTGGATATGGAGAAACCTACGAATTTGACATACGGTCTGATAATGACACTCTTGGGTTTTATTCAGGTTGGTCAAACCAAGTAAGCTTAGAGATAGGTCCTTCAGACACGGATGGTGACGGTGTGATGGATGCTGACGAAACTGAAGGTTGTATCAACGATATTGACTGTGATGATGATGGTACTGGTGACTTGGAAGATACTGACGATACCGATCCTGATGTGCCTGTCCTAACTGTTGATACTGACGGTGACGGCGTATTTGACGCTGAGGAAGATCAGGGTTGTGAAAACAACGTAGATTGTGACGGAGATGGCACTAACGATCTACAAGACCCCGATGACGCTGACCCAGACGTACCTACACTTACTGTAGATACCGATGGTGATGGTGTTTTTGACGCAGAAGAAACAGAGGGGTGTGAGGACGACGAAGATTGTGATGACGACGGTACAGGCGATCTTCAGGACACCGATGACTTAGATCCTGATGTACCTAATCTTACAGTAGATACAGATGGGGATGGAGTATTTGATCAAGAAGAAACAGAAGGTTGTATTGATGACACTGATTGTGATGATGACGGCACAGATGACTTCCACGATATTGATGATTTAGACCCAGATGTCCCAGTGCTTACTGTGGACACAGATAATGATGGAGTGTTTGATGCGGAAGAAACTGAAGGTTGTAAAGAACTTCCCGACTGCGATGCAGACGGAACAGGTGACTTTGAGGATTCTGACGATACTGACCCTGATGTCCCAGTGTTAACTATTGACACAGACCAAGACGGCGTGTTTGACGCAGAAGAGGAAGAAGGGTGTAAGGACAACCCTGACTGCGATGACGATGGGACTGGAGATTTGGAAGACCCCGATGATGCTAACCCTGACATACCCTTCCTAACTGTGGACACTGATGGAGATGGCGTGTTTGACGCTGAAGAAGAAAACGGAGAAGATAAACAAACTGGTGAAATAGTGCAGTGTATGTATTTACCTGACTGCGATTTTGACGGCACAGGAGACTTTGACGATCCAGACGATCATGATGCTGATGTACCAGTATGGACAATAGATAACGATGGTGATGGGGAGTTTGACCAAGGAGAAGAAGATGGCTGTGAATTTAATCCTGACTGTGACGGAGACGGTACTGGGGACCTTGACGACCCAGACGACTACGAACCCGATATTCCTGTTTGGACAATAGACAATGATGGGGACGGTGTTTTTGACAGGGGTGAAGAGGCAGGCTGTGTTTGGGATATAGACTGTGACGATGACGGAACTGGCGACCTTGAAGATCCAGATGACTTTGATCCAGATAGCCCTGTATGGACTATTGACACTGATGGTGACTTCGTGTTTGACAGGGGGGAAGAAGAAGGCTGTGAGGATGCTGTAGACTGTGACTTTGATGGAACTTGGGACTTTGAAGACCCTGACGATTTTGATCCAGACCTACCTTTCCTAACGGTTGACTCTGATGGTGATTTGGTGTTTGACCAAGAAGAATTTGAACAGTGTATTAACAATCCTGACTGCGACTTTGACGGCATTGAAGACTTTCAAGATATTGATCCACTTGACCCCGACCTCCCGTTCTTGACAGTTGATACTGATGGAGATGGAGTTTTTGATGCAGAAGAAAGATTCAATGATGAAGTGGATTGCTTGTGGGAACCTGACTGTGACTTTGACGGATTCACTGATGACGTTGACCCTGACCCACTAGACCCTGATGTTCCCGTAGAAAGAGTTTTGATTGGTGGGGAAGAAGTTGAGTTCTCATTTATTGATGACGAAACTGGTGAAGAACTTACTAGTGAGGAGTTCTTTGTAGAGTTTGAGGTTGCAGAAGAAGATGAAGAATTAGCCCTAGAATTAAATGACCTTGGTATTGACATTGAAGATGTTGACCTTTCTGAAATTGACGAAGCAGAAGAAAAAATAGTTGAAGCCCTTGATGAGTTAGACGAAGAACTAGCTGAAGACTTTCTTGATGTTGTAGATGGTGATGTTACGGAAGAAGAAATTGAAGACCTGTTTGAAGATGAAGACGCCTTTGAAACTTTGATTGAAGAAAATGACGAAGTTATTGCAATCATCGTTGATGCTGTTAATGACGCCGATGACGATGTAAAAGAACAATTTGAAGAAGAAGTAAATATATTTGAGGACGAGGCATACAACGATTATGTTGCTGCGGGTTCAAACATTGATACTGAAGATCGCCGTGTTATCGTGGCGGCTGCGGCAACTGCTACTGTTGCTGCTGCGGCTGCACGACCATCCGCTCCACCGCCACCTGCACCTAAGCCACCTCCACCAACGCCTAGTGGACCTATGCCTTCGCCGACCCCCTCGGCTGGAGGATCGTCTGCTAGCGTGTCCACATCCTCCTCTGGAGGGTCTGGTGGGGGCGGCAGTTCGTCATCAGCAAAGAAAACTAGAAGATTTGGAAGGAGGAATCGGTAAATGAGTTACATACGAAGACTTTTAAAAGAGTGTTTTACTCTTGGGTTCACTTTGGCTGGAACAGGCCTCGTTCTTATCACTTTGAGCTCGTCTTTGCTAAAGCAAGGTATAATAATAAGCATAGCAGGCTTAATAATGCATTTAATAGGTACTGCGATAGACCATAGGAGTTTTACCAAAAATGAAGAATAATTCATTAGCTTTATTCGGCAATACGCTGTTACGAATATTTAGTGTATTCGGCATACAGTGCATGGCTATTATTGGCGGTGCTTCCATGATTGGGGACATCCCAGTCCACAAGGCTGCAATACTTAGTGGGGTGGCGGCTGTAGCCCAAGTCCTGCAAAAGATTGCTATTGCTTTCGCTGATGATGGCGTTTTGACACGTGAGGAGCTGGATGCAGCTTTCTCTGGAGCAAGTAAACCATCTAAAGCGAAAGGATAAGTAAACTGTGAGTGAAGATTTCCATTGTCAATATTGTGATTGCGATGGCCCAGACTGCTTCTGTGGCTGTGATGATTGCTGTTAAATAAAGTTTTATTTCAAGTTATATTGTATAAAAGGAACGATCTTTGATATATCTTCCGTATAGACTAATAATAGGATGGATAAACCATTCTCATTAATTAACTTCCCCTATAAGGAGATTAAAACTATGAATCCTGTTATGAAACAGATGATTGAAAAATCAGTTGCAACTTTCGTGCAAGCTTTTCTGTCTGTCTTCGTGGTAACCGATATGAGTTCCGCAAAGACCGCTTTAGCTTCCGCAGTAGCTGCTGGTCTATCAGTAGTTAAGAGCTGGGCATCAACTAAGGTTGGCGATCCTAGCTCCACTAACGTTGGTAGCTAATTTTTCACGGCGTACTAGTTGATTTCATTTTGGAACTCTAGTATACTAAGAATATAAATGACGCTTTATAGGGTTGAGGTTTTTGAAGACGCTCCTTTTGTCCTCAACTCTATAGAGTTTCAACTGAAGGCTCCGTCTCCATGAGGCGGGGTTTTCTTTTTATACAGCTTCGTATATTTTAGATGCAATTTCTTCACGAACGTCTGTGTTGTCGTCTAGGAAGATTTTGGTGTTGAGACGCCCTTGCCCGATGTTCTCACCATTGTATGCGTACCAAGCGCCTTTTTTATCTATGATGCCTAGCTGTGCCCCTATGTCAACAATGTCACCTGTTCGGCTAATTCCTTCACCGTAGGTAATTTCAAATTCTGCTTGTCGGAAAGGAGGAGCAACTTTGTTCTTTACAACTTTAACTCTTGTTTTGTTTCCTGATGCTTCTCCGTCTGCTTTTAGGGTTTCTATTCTGCGTATGTCTAATCGCACAGATGAGTAGAACTTCAAAGCACGTCCACCTGTTGTCGTTTCAGGGGAACCGAACATAACACCAATTTTTTCTCTGATCTGGTTGATCATAATAAGAATTGTTTTTGAGTTGTTTAAGTTAGCAACTATCTTACGCATTGCTTGCGACATAAGCCTTGCATGCAGTCCCACGAAGCTGTCGCCCATCTCTCCTTCTATTTCTTTTGCAGGAGTTAGAGCAGCTACTGAGTCAACGACGATAACGTCTACAGCACCAGACTCTATAAGTTTATTTGTAATCGTAAGCGCTTGTTCTCCAGTATCAGGCTGGCTTACTAACAGATTGTCTACATCACATCCAATAGCCTCTGCATAGATAGGGTCTAATGCGTGCTCAGCATCAATGAATGCGCAGGACCCACCAAGTTTCTGAGCTTCTGCTACAACGTGCAAGGCGAGCGTAGTCTTACCAGATGACTCTGGTCCATATATTTCACATACTCGGCCTTTGGGTAGTCCGCCCACTCCAAGCGCTATGTCTAAGGCTATTGAGCCTGTTGAGATGGTTTCAATTTCCATAGAGGTGTTGTCACCTAGCCTCATGATTGAGCCTTCTCCGAATTGTTTTTCTATTTGCCCTAGGGCGTCTTTTAAAAGTTGTTCTTTAGTCATGCTGGTATTCTACTCTCTTATCGCTTGCAAGTCAAGGCCTGATTTTGGGCATAGTCCTTTTCCCATATCGTGTGGTATATGGTAATTTCCGCACGATACGCTCAAGGCCGTACCCGTATTTTTTAAGATCTGTTTACGTTCAAGTCCCAACGCCACCTATTTTTTCAGTGACGCAACACTCCCCAGATTTGGCTCTGGATGCCCGTGTGCCGGAACCGCTTGGGCTTTTGCTAGTTCCGAATCTACTCTCTCAAGTCTTAATGTTCTCCGTGCAGTGACTAGCATACTACCAAGTATGTTGCTCTAGTTTATCGTGCGATTCAAATCGTTACTCTTTGAGGTAGACGTGCCCGATACATTACACCAGTTTCGTTACGTGTCTAACCCTCCGACTATTCAGTAAACCTTTATGTCATTAGGATTTCCTAGTTTTGTTTTTGTGGTTGTGCTCCTTTAATACTTTGCTAATTAATTTACCATCTTTGTAGAGCTGTGTCAAGGGATAAATTTCGCTTGTCTACTTTACAAATTACAAGTATGATATTATCATGATAAAAACTCCTAATTGGTATAATGAAACTCCTTGCAAAGGTCAAGACAGGTTATTTTTTTCTTCACAAATTTCAGATAGGTCTAAAGCAAAGAAAATTTGTCAAGAGATGTGCCCCCACATGGAAGACTGTTTGGTTATGGCTGTAGAGAATGAATTAGTGATAGGAGTTTGGGGTGGAAAGACTGGGCCTGAGATACAAAGACTTGTTGGAGCAGCATGACTGAATATTATGAGACTGATGAAGATCCAGATACGTTAGCTGTGTTGTACAGAGGCGAGATAGAGGTTAGATTTATAACTGCTGATTCTCAGGCTTTAGGTACTAAAGACTACCGAGTTCTGCTATGGGATAAAGAAAAAGTTGTGATTGGTATATCGTCTTCTTATTCTAGAGACATTATTGATGAGTTTGTGGTTGGCGAAATAACTAGAGATATTTTAGTTAGCACTGATGATGAAGAAGTTAAGCGGGAAGTTGTTAGAGAGATGGCTGTAAAGCACCTTGCAGATTCTTTAGAAATAATATTAGAGGAGTTAATGCTTGATAGAGAGGCTAGTTATATTGAGGAAACTTCTTTTGATGAAGGCTTGAAAGACATACTAGACGACTATTGACTTTTACATCTACTTGTAATAGAATATTTGTAATTATTATTTTATTATGGAGGCTGAATTGGCTACTAAAGATATTATTAAGTCTATATTGGATGCGTGTGAAGAGTTAGACAAATCATTCTACGAAGACTATAAAACCAAAAGATTGTCTAACGAAGAAGTCTTACAAGATGTAAGTGATATGCACCTAGTTAAAGCTACCGTAACTCGTTTGTTTGGGGCTATGCAAGACGAGACTGTTGAGCGTATTGGATTTACTGCTGCACCCATAAATGTTGAGGGGGCTACTATTGAAGTTAAATCTGGTTCATCTAGAAAAGCTTGGGACCATTCAGCATTAGCACAAGACGTAGCTCAACGGATATACGAATCATCCATTGATATTGACACAGGTGAAGTTAATAAAACCCCTAGAGAAATGATGGCTGACATGTTAAAATATGGGGCTGTTTCTTATTGGCGTGTCGGTGCTTTGAAGGACCTCAATATTGATCCAGATGAGTATTGTGAAGTAAGCCCGCCTAAGAGTAGTTTGGTAGTTAGGAGAGATAAATGAATATGCTAACTTCATTGTCTGAGCCATTTCCTTCAGAAGTTGAGAAGCAGCTTAAAAAAGGTGGGGCTAGTTTAACATATATCCCAATAAGCGAAGTCATTACTAGACTAAATAAAGTTCTTGGTGTTGATATGTGGTCTTATGAGATTATCAAGTGCGAAAGAGATTCACTTGATCCTGATTTTGTAGTAGCCCATGTTAGACTATCAGTTACATTTGTGCCGACTGATAAAGCACCAACTATTGTTGTGCATAAAGATGGCATAGGTGGACAAAAGATAAAAAGAACTCGTAATGGCGACATCTTAGATCTTGGTGACGAGATGAAGGGCGCAGTTTCAGATGCTCTTAAAAAAGCTGCTCAACATTTTGGTGTTGGTCTTTATTTGGCAAGGTCAGAAGAATCAAAGCATTTAGAGTATGCTGAAGAGCAAGCGGTTTCGCCAATTTCTTCTGAACATTTTGACAGGCTTAGGAAAGTGTTAAACAGCCAGACCCAAGAAGTAATTGAAGGCGCTAAAAAGTATTGGGCTACGATATCTAACAATGCTGATTTTAATAATGAAAATGTTACTGGTGAGCTTTTGGATAAGATGCTTGCTTGGGTTAAGGAGAACAAAACAGGTGAGTGAGTTAAAGGTGTATGCTGAGCCTGAGTATATGTCTCCAAGCTCTATAGGAACTTTCAATCAGTGTCCAATGCGTTACAAGTATGCAAAGCTTGATAGAATGCCGGAGCCTTCTACAGAAGCACAGGTGTTAGGTTCATTTGTACATGAGATACTAGAAGATCTGTTTAAGCTTGACGCTGAGGACAGAAACGAAAGTAGCGCTAGGAGAATAGGTAAAAATCTGTGGGACAAATCTTGGGGTGCAGAATGGAGCAGTCTACCAAAGCATGAATCAACTGAGAATCAGTTTCGCTGGAAAGCTTGGTGGTGTGTTGAGAATTACTTCAAGCTTGAAGATCCTACATCTTTTGAGGCTAAGGGCATTGAAGAAAAAGTAAGTGGAGATATTGATGGTGTCCCAATTTTTGGGATCATTGACCGTTGGTCCATAGAAGATGATAAGCTTGTTATTTCTGACTACAAAACTGGTAAGAAGCCTAGGCCTAGATATGAGTGGGAAAAGCAAATGCAGATCATGATTTACTCAATTCTACTAGAGCAGATGACTACCTATGAAGTTGGAAGGGCAGAGTTAATCTATCTCAAGTCCCCAAGTAAAGCTATTTACGAGCCTAAACCAGAAGTTATAAGCAATGTAAAATCTAATATTGTTCAGACTTGGGATGAGCTTACTACAAGTTGCTCTACTGGAGTTTTTGAGACTAGGACAGGCCCTTTGTGCAATTGGTGTAGTTTTAAAAACATTTGCCCTGCTTGGAGGAAGTAATGATAAGTGAGCAAGAGTTTGCTTTGATGGTTTCGGAAGATATCAAGAACAAATCAGATCAAACGACTAAAGACATTCTAAGATCCCCTGACAACAGGGAACGATGGAAAAAGACATTAATTAAGATTATTAAGAACGTAGAGGTACGCTTAGATACTCTTAATAAAGAGGCTATATCATTACGAAGCAATTATCCTGATTTTGAAAATGACCCTGCAGAATCAATAGCGAAAGTTATTGAAAAGTCTGAGAGGTTCAGATTTCATGCTGAAAAGAAATTAGCTGAAGTAGATAGACTGCTTTTTTTAAAGACCGAAGATCCTGATTCTAAACTATCTGGCTTTTTAAGGGATGCTATATTGATGCATAAGAAGTTAAAGCTACAGTATAAGCGTCCAGTAGACCCAGCGGATGTTGGGTTATGGGACGCTATTGATGGTAAATGGACGTTCTGATGAAACGAGGAAAGCCTCTTAAGCGCACTCCATTGAAAAAAGGAGATAAGCAACTTAAAAGAACTCCTTTGAAAAGAGGAGATAGCACCTTAAAGTCAAGCTCTCAGTTGAAGTCAAATACCCCCCTAAACAAACGATCTAAGAAAATGTCTGCGACGTATGTTAAAAGACGTAAACTTGTAAAAGATAGGCTAGGTGAAGGTACTGAGTGCGAAGCTTGTATGGCTGTAAATGTGTTTCATAGGATTGAGATGAAAAAAGCAAGATCGTGGAGCGACAAGCCAAGTAATACGTCAGGAATTATTATGACAAAGCAAGCTGTAGATGTGCATGAGATTGTAAATAGGTCACAGGGTGGAGACATTTTAGATGAAAAAATATTGCTAAATGTATGCAGAGATTGTCATATGTTTATAACTGAAAATCCTTTTAATAGTTCGTTGTTAGGTTTGCATTTAAGTGGATCTATGTACAAAGATGAGTACATAGCTGAAGCCAAGCGTGTAAGAGATTCATGGTCTAGGGGCATTCCTGCTGTACCAGAATATTTTATATTTTCTGATGAATATGAGGAGAGATATAATGTTTGATAAAGAATCTTTCGTTGCATTTGATTTAAGCTTGACATCCACTGGATGGGCGACGCATGAAGGCACAGGAACGATCCAATCCAAACTAAAAGAAGTAGGAAGGTTAGATGATATTTGTGTCCAAGTCTTAAAGCTTCTCCTTTCGGTACAAAGCCCTATAGTGGCTTTAGAAGGGTACGCATTTGCTAAAAGGTCTAGCCATGCTCATGCGCAAGGTGAACTCGGTGGAGTTATACGGCTGCAGCTTTATCAAGCGGGTATTCCATATGTAGAGATACCTCCGACAAATAGAGCTAAGTTTGCCACGGGTAAAGGTAACGCTAATAAAGCAGAAGTAGTTTCTAATATTTCTGCAAAAACTGGAATTGTGTGGTCTGGCTCAGGCGCAGACGATGAATGCGACGCTTGGGTTTTAAGAGAAATGATGTTAGCAAGGTTTGGGCTTTCTGAATATAATTGGAACGCTGATTGTATGTCAGCCTTAGATAAGATTGATTGGAGTAAATTGCCTAGTGTAGAATAGCATAAATTTGCTTTTTAGCTAGGGTTTTTATAGAATAGTATTATGGAAGAAGATGGATTTAATAGACGATACAATAGGAGTAAGCCAATTAGTGCTTCTCATGTAGAATCTGAAATAGTTCGCATAACTGAAGATATGGAAAAAGAAACAGAAGCCTTTGAGCTGCTTGCCACTGACCATGCTAAAAAAGAAGCACAGTATAAGAAAGAGTGGTTTAAAGAATTTTTAGCGGCTGAAGGAGCAGTAAAGCAGAAAGAAAGTTGGGCTGGGTACAAAACCAGTGAATTACACTACGAAGCTTTAGTTGCTGAAGCGTTGGTTAAGTCAAAAAGAGAGAAATTAAACTCTTTAAGAACAGCTTGTGATGCTTTAAGAACCCTCGCAGCGAACGTAAGGGCACAGGTGCAATTTTAATGATACATAATATAGATGATTCAATTATAGAGCTTGCTACATCGGTAGAACTTTTGAAACCGTTAGAAAAGAATCCAAGAAAAGGTGATATCGCCGCAATAAAAGCATCATACAGCCAGTTCGGACAGCTTAAGCCCATAGTTGCGGTAGAAGATGAAGACGGTACATTTACTGTAATTGCTGGAAACCATCAGTTGCGAGCAGCCAAAGAACTTGGCTGGCAAGAAATAGCTGTGGCTGTTGTTAGTCTTTCAGAAAAAGAAGCTTTAGCTTTTGCTTTAGCTGATAATAAAATATCTGAGTTAGGTAGCAATGATGGAGAACTGTTGTTTGATCTCATATCTGATGTTACTCAATCCGAATTCATACAAGATGATTTATTTGATGCTATAGGATGGGATGACTTTGCTATTGCTGCTATGGAAAATAAAATAATCTTATCGGAAACTCCAATAGAAACTGATTCAGGCACTTGGAGTGCACCACAAATAGTTGTTAGTAGTGTTCCAGTTATGTCAGATGATGGCGAGGGAACGGCTGCGATTATTTCGCCAACGCCAACATCTATATCTCCATCAGTTCCTACGGAGACCATCGTTACACAAGGCAGTACTTCTACGAAAGTTGAAGGAGGTTCTTCTGCTGCGATACAATTTACCTTAGTCTTTTCAAATGCAGAAGAGCAGGCTAAATGGTATTCATTTTTGAGATGGCTTAAGAGTCATCCTTCTTTTGCGGGAGAGACTACATCAGAAAGATTGATAAGCTTCATAGATAACTACATAGAGGAGTAGCATGACAAGACGTAGAATGTTTCTTGACATAAATTGTGTTGATGCTGCTCGGCAGAGGATACGCCACGTCTATGACACCTTTGATACTGTGTGTGTTCAATTTTCTGGCGGTAAAGACTCTACTGCATGTTTGTTTTTAGCTAAAGAAATTCATGAAGAGAGAAACCTAGGACCAGTTAAAGTTATTTTTAGAGATGAAGAGTTTTTATCGCCTGCTGTAGAAAGTTATGTTACAGAAGTTAGTAATTATGACTGGGTAGATATGGAGTGGTATTGCTTGCCGCAAGCTCAAGAAAAATGGGTGCTTGGAAGAAGAGAGTACATCATGTTATGGTCTGGGAATCGTGAGGCAGAGGGTAGATTATTCCGGCCTTACCCTGAAAACTGCATAAGGGCTGAACATTTTGGTTTATCAAGCAAAGAAGAAATACCTTTAGGTATTGACAACTACACGATGCAAGGAAAGCAAGGAAAGGTTGCATTTATAACAGGAATTAGAGCTAATGAGTCTATGATTAGATATAGAACGGTTGTACAAAAGCTACATGAAAACTATATCAACCATCCTTATGGTTTGCCTAAAAAGATGCCTTTAAAGTTTGCAAAAATAATTTATGATTGGACTGCAGATGATGCCCTTAAGTTTATAACTGAAGAACATAATGCATCTTATTGTGAATACTACGAC